ATGTTAGCAGGATTGGCGGCTTTTATTACTTCGGTTGTATCTTCAGTCTTTGCAAGAGAATTGCTTATGAAGATATTCCTGAGGGGAATTATAATGGCGGCGGTTCCTGTGGCTATTCTCATAGGCTTCAATTTTGTTTTAAAGATTATGATTGATACAGTGACAGCGGCTCTCAATAATCAGAATGTCGGTGATCTGACGGTAGTCAATCTGTCTGGTCTTGGGCTTTATCTATGTCAAGAGCTTGGAGTGGTCCAGGCTGTTTATATGATCGTGGCGGCTTTTGGTGTGAAGCTGGCTTTAAGGTCAATACCTTTCGTTAAACTATAATGGCGTGTAATAACTGCGTTCATTTCGACAAAGAAAACGTAAAATGTGAATTGCACGATCTCAGAGAAAGAGATTTTGTAAAGATAGGCTTTAAAGATTATCGTTTCCCGCACAACGAAAAAGGAAAAAAGTATTTAATTTATTATCCTTCCAGAAAGTATGTGCATGGTCGAGGTTGCAGACAATATAAAAGCAAAATAGAAGCGTTTGTGTTGGAGGCAGAATTGTTGTTCCATCCTGATTTGGTCAAGTGTTCGTTGTAAAATTAATTGGAATTGTTACCATGATTGTTGATCATGTAGGGGCTATCTATTTTCCCGAGGCTTGGCAATTAAGGGCGATAGGACGGCTGGCTTTCCCTTGTTTTGCTTATTGTGTTTCATATGGTTCTCTTTATACGAAAAACCCTTCAAATTATCTTCTTAGGCTGTATGTTTTTTCTATGGTTTCTCAGTACCCTTTTTCGTGTTTCTTTCCAGGTTTAAATGTCGGTTTTACATTGTTGTTAGGGGCGATGGCGGTAATGTCGGGGCTTGGCTTGTATGGTGTTGTGGTTCTTACGGGCATAGGATTAATTCTGAGGTGTGATTACGGGCTAATAGGCGTTCCTTTGATCTATTTCCTTGCAAGTTTAGGAAAATTCCCTCAGGAGGGCACCAGCGGCAATAGAATGGCAAATTATGCTCTATATACGATATACCCAGGCCACCTTACGTTGTTTACTTTTTTGGGAAAAAACATTTTCCCTTCGTAAAAAAAAGGGAAAATGTGTTTATATTCTTTAGGGTTGCTGTTCAATAAGCATGACAAAGTGTTTATCTTGGCGTGCTTATTGAGGTTTTGGGGTAAGATCCCGATCGGCTCGGAAAAAAAATAGAGATATGAAAAAAAAGGCTTGACAGCGTTAAAAAATTAAGTAAAAAGGGATCCGTATTAAGTCAAAAACAAATGAATGTCAGGTGGTTTTTCATGGCGGCGGCGCGGGTCGTCTTAGTTATTTTAATATTAATACATATAGGGGGGGGGTAGCATATTGAAAGATAGTGCCGTCGCCCTTAAATATGATGATTTTAAAAGTGAAACAAGAAAAAGAAGAAAATCAGAAACAACGGTTAGTTTTGAAGAAATGAAGCCTAAAATGTGTCAAAAAATGCTTAGAGAATTCCAGGGATATAAAACAGGACGCAAGGCTTGGGTTCTTGTTTCGTGCGGCAAACAATGGTGTTATCATTGTGGCGGCGTAGATGGTAAAATTCACCAAAGGAGAAAAGCAACAGTACTCAGTCAGTTAAAAATTGATGATATAGCAATAAGGGAGCTTATTTTTTCGGTTCCAGAAAGGTTTAGGTGGCTTTTCTTTTCTCGAAAGGGGATTAATCAGTTAGTAAAGGCGGTCAAAAGAATTAAGGAAAAGTATTACGGGAAAAAGGAAACAATAGTAAATATTCATTTATTCGGTGATTATGAAGTAAATCCTCAAAAGTTTCATCCTCATATAAACTTGCAAATTATAGAAGATAAAGGCTCTGATCTTTTTGAAAAAAGATTAAAAGAGATTAAAAAGACTTGGATAAGGGCTTTACAACATATGGGTTGTGAAGGTCTGAGGACAATAGATGTAAAATACTACATGGTAAGGGAAAGATCGGAATTACTAAAGGCTTTAATGTATATGTGTCGTCCTCATGATGTAGAGCATTATGAAAATCTTTCTTATGAAGAAAAGGAATTTTACATGATAGAAATGAAAGGTTTTAATTTTTTAAGAAGATGGGGAAAAAAGGATAAAGAAATGCCTGATCTAACAGAAGAAAAAGAGATTAAAGAAGAAATAAAAAAGCTTAAAAAGTATCTTGGGGAAGATGTTAGATACAATGGTGAAATAAAAATATCAGAATGGTCTTTAACTCATGAGATAGGAAAAGATGTAATAGAAATAGAAAAAAATTTCTTTATCGAAAAAGGAGGCACTGACTATGATTTTAAAAGGTGAAGTAAAAGAAGTTAAAGAATATGTCGGGGTAAAAGGGTCTTTTAAGGTGCTAAAGGTGGCAGATACTTCGTTAGAAAAAGAAAAGCTTTACAGGGTGGTGCCAGCGAACGGTGAAAAGATCGGCGATAAGGTTGAGTTCAACGTAATAGCATCGTCAAAAGCCTTCAAAAATAAAAAAGGTGAATTCGTATCGGCGATCACATTAAAAAGGGTCTAAGGTTGACAGAAATAATAATTATCCCCGTAACTAACTCCGTTCCTTTCAATGCTATGTTCTCAATAGTTTATTGGTGTGGGCTTGTGGTGTTCGGTGTTCTCATGGTGATAAAGGTAATATCCAGATCATAGTGAATGTACCGCTCTCGCGGGGAATGAACGAAAATGATAATCATAATTGAAGGTAAAATCGGTTCTGGAAAGACTTATTTTGCTGTGAATTATATTCTTAAAAAGTTTTTCCGTTTTGATGATTCAATCTTGGATTATGTGCCCTTGAAAGATGTAAAAATCGTTACAAATATCGACAATCTTCAGTTAAAGCATGTTTCACTTGAAAAAGAAATGTTGGAGGGGGGCTACAGTGTTTTTAGTATGGAGTATGTTAAAAAGTACCCCGATCAGAATGTCGTCTATATAGTAGACGATGCGTCAAATATTTTCGATAGGAAGTTTTTTAATAAGGATGTTTTTAAGTTCTTTCAAATGTCAAGACATGAGGGTGTGGATATTCTTCTGATCACACAGGACATTTATACTCTCTCAAGGGAATTGCAAAACTTAGCTGAAAGAACGGTTTATGCTGTTCAACGGTCAATGAGAACGAAAAACACTTTTGTTTATAAGTTCAAGGTTGATGGGGGTACAACGGGAATTTCTCATTTAAATTTTGATCAGAAGGTAGCATTGCTTTACAAATCAAGGTCAAAAGAAGAATTGGAAAAGACAAGGTTTGAGGCGAAAAAATATATCATAACAGGCTTGGTTGCTGTGGTTATGTGTGTCATTGCTTTTATGTTTTTCGTGAATTGGTGGAAAGGTACGGGGAGCGTCCAGGCAAAAGAAATGCCTTTGAAAAAGAATGAATTGGTTTCGTCTGTTCGGGTTATGAGTAAAGAAGAAATCGAAAAGATAGAAAAGAGAAAAGATGATGGCGCGGATCTCCGGCATGAAAATGCCGGCAATCCGCAAGCTGTCCAGGAAGTAAAAGAGTATTTTGCTTCTGCGAATAAAAACTTGAATGAGAAACATTTCCCAGGGTGCGAGGGTCAATACGAGGTAGAGCACAAAGACGAAAAAACGGGTGCCGTTGTAAAAACATTTAAAAAAGACAGTTATCCGGATACGGTTTTTAAGAAGATAGAGGGCGGTATGCAAATATATGAAAATGGTCGCTTGGCGGGGGAAATTCGTGTCAATGAGTAGAAAAAAAATAATAATTGCTGTTGCTGTGGCTGCGTGGCTTTTTTGGCTTGTCTTCTTCGTTCAAAGTGCTAAAGCATGGTCTCCGGGGCGTACAGACTATCTTTCTGTTTATCCCACGGGTGCAAAAGAGGGCGATTTTTATGACGTAGCAATAAAATGCGGTACTACGGGTTTTCCTGCTTTGTTTGAAGTGTCGGGGGCATTTGAAGGCTCTCCTGAAACAAACGTTTCTGACAGTGTTTATATGAGATTTCATCCGAGGGTCAGGGTGGGTTATGGGAATTATATTTCTATCAGGTGGGCTTCTTCGAGCAATAGTGCATATTGTTATTTAGACAACGTTTATAAGCTCGGGGAAAACTATGTTTCGTATAAGAAAGTAGAATCGGATTTCAACACAGAAGTCGTTCTGATGGGTTTAGCGGGGTTGTTCGTGGCTTTCCTGCTGTGGCAAGGGATAAACGATGCATACCTTAATTAAAAGAAGGGAGGTGAATTAGAATGAAGAAAAGGCTTTTTGCAATGGCGACGGCTTTGGGGGCAATGGCTTCTCCTGCTCTGGCAACATCAGAGTGGTATGAAGTTTCTGCCATCTCTGTTGCGCCTGTGACAACGGTTGCAGGCGTGGTTGTTACCGCGATCGCTGGCATTTGGGCGGTAAAGAAGGTCATAAAGCTTCTGAACAGGAGCTAAAAGACCGCAGGGGGTGCTCTCTCAGGGCATCTCCTGCTCTTTCTTCTCTTAAGGGGTTCGGGATGTGGTATGAAGGTTTGCAAGTAGATTTTACGGTATTTACAAAAGCGGGGGGTTTTGTTCTGACGGCGATAGCGTCTACTTGGATAATAAAAAAGGTGATAAAGCTCCTAAATAGATCATGA